GCTTCCGGTGGCATCCCCGGCGGCGGGTTACCCGCGAGCGCTTCCGCCCGCTGGCTCGCCGTCGACACCAGCGCCTCGTGGATCTGGCCTTCGTCCAGGTCCAGGATGACAGCCATCCGCTCCGTCAGAAGGTCGATGAAAGCCAGGGGAACGTTGAGCTTGGGCGCGGCGGCCATGGTGCCGAACATCGAGAACAGGACTGCGGTCATGGCCTCTTGCAGCGGCCCGAACTTCCACTGCGGGAACGCCGCGTCCGCACCGAAATTCAGCATCACCAAGGGCCGGATCAGGTCATGGGAGATGGAGTCGGCTATCTCCGTCGCTACGGCCTCACGGGACGCCAGGTAGTAGGAGGACTGGTCCTCGGACATGCCGTACGAGCCAGCCGACGCACCGCCGCCCGCACGGGTGCCGCGGACTGCCGCGCCGGAGAGCTGGAGGAAGCCGGCGAGGACGGAGCTGGCTGCCCAGTTCTCTAGAAAGGTCATGCAGGCCGCGAACTGGGCGCCTGCGTCGGCTGCGGAGGGCAGGGCCTCGAATGTCTTCTGGCCCTCGACGGGGTGGACCAGGCCGACAATGCCGGAGCCGCGCAATTGCGCGATGTCGTCGGCTCGGGCCGTGGCTTCGGGCTGGTCGTTGCCGTAGACGACCAGGCGCTGCATGGCCATGCCCTCCAGGAACGAAAGCCATAGGAATTGGAGCTTCGCCATGGTCTCGTAGCACTGCCGGCTCACTTCCATCTCGCTGATGCCGGTGAGCGGTTCGCGGTGCTTGCCATGCGTGTAGATGTACGAGCGGACCTTGGGGATGTCGACGTAGCCGGGGACTTTCTGCTTGTTGCTTATCTGCAGGTTCCCGCCGAAAAGCCAGACCTGCTGCCGGAACCCGTTGCTCTCGCCAGTGCGGTCGTTGTAGCGGGCCTGGCAGGTGGCGGGGGGGCGGTACGCGACTTTGTCGTAGATTATTTTCCCGTCGGATTCCCTGATCCGCCACACTTTTTCGAAAAAAGATCTACGGAATATCTGGCCGGCCGTGATCTGTCCGACCAACTCTGAGATGGGCGTTTTCATGCCGCCCGACTCGTCGCTGGTCATGAGCACAGACTGCACGAACTCAGCTTCGCCCTTGTCGCCGCCCGCGGGGTCGATTGTGTAGGGCGCCCCGCGGATCGGGAGGGTGAGCACCTGCTCTATGGCCGCACACATTCCGTTACGAGCCAGCATGATTTTGTAATCACGCGCCGTCGTCTCGCAGGTGGTAAGCCATAATCGAACACATCGCCTTCTCCATAAGTAGTAGGCGAACAATCTCTGTCCTATATCGAATGAGGTTCCGATTTCTGGCCCCATCAAGCCCCGTTTCCCGCCGACGCTACGGGAACCCTTTGGCGCAATATCAGGGAAGGCGAGGATTCTAGCAGAGTGTGTATCGACCATGACTTGGCATCACCCCCGCTCCGCTCCCAGGGCGCGGCTCCAGTCTCACGCGCATCTCCCGTTAGCGTACCGCCCTGCTGTCCCGCGAGGCAGGTCCGCACCGCGCTACGCCGCGGCGGGGTCGCCGCCCCGGGCCGCCTGGGAGCGTTTGGCGGCGGCCCGGGCGGCGGCACAGGTGCACCGTGACGTACTCGTAGACGGGCGGCAGGGCTGTCATTGCGCGTCCGGGTGCTCGCGCCGCCAGCTCGCGAGGCCCTCCGCGGACTTGCCCCGCTGCTCCGCTACAGCGGCCAGCAGAGCGTCCGTGTCCGCTATCGCCTGCTCGTTCTCAGCCAGCCGCATCGCGTCCCCGCGCATCTGGTAGCCGTAGCGAGGGGTTGTGCTGAGCCTGAGCCTGAGCGGCACGCTCACGGGCAACCCGGGCGTTCTCGATAGCCGCGGCGGGACCGTGCTCGTACCGGCCGCCGGCGCGTCGCACCTGGGCGGGCGATCCGCCCTGGATGGCCACGAGGGTCTGCTTCGCTACCCGCTGCTTCGTGGAATTGGGCGCGATCACGCCCACGGTGGTTATGTGGAGGGCTTTCCTCAGCAGGCCCATTTCAGGCTCCGTCTCTAGTTCCGGCAGGATGGAAGCCGGCGGCATCCGCCACCATAAGGCTGCCGGTGTCGAGCGATCCGTCCTCGAATGAGGCGAGCCACTGATCCCGTGTCCACTTGTGGCCGGCGAACACGGCTGCCCCGTCCTCGCACCAGCCGGCCAGTTCTGGCAGCGACGGGAAGACCGGCGATACCGGAGTGCCCTCGCTGGTCGTCTCATACAGCCGGTAGCCGAACGGCGTGCCCTCGCGCATCTCGGGCATGTACTCGGCCTTGTCGATGTCGATGAGCTCGTCGAGCGGGCAGTCCGCGTTGAACTCCAGATGGCGGAGCAGATCCGCCCGGGAGTACAGCGGCCGGTAGCGAGGCGAGCCGTCCGAGCGGGTGCCCGGCTCGCGCGGGTGCTCCCAGCCGAGTGCGACGGGCCTTACTTCGCGGTGTCCCATGTCAGGCTCCCTTAGTTCCGGCGGGTGCCGCTGTGCGGTCGAGGGTGATGCCCTGGGCGCGCAGGCCCTGGGCGGCGAGGGTGCTGAGTGCGCCGGTGAAGTTAAGCCCGTTGCCCTCGGCGTAGCGGCGGATCGCGTCTACGAGGTTGGATTCCATCTTGACGTGCAGGTCGGCCTTGCTCATTCCGACACCAGGTACGTGCCGGGATACATGGCGTTCCGGTTGTGATCCGCCGGCGCGTCGGCACCGAGGTCAAACCGGATCATCTTCGCGCCGGCGAACTGGACGTGCTGCACGCCGGCGACTTCGACCTCGGTCCCGAAGTACATGACGCCCTTGATGTCGGTGCCGTAGGCGACTGGCTCACCCTGGCCGCGCCGCTCGATCCAGGCGGTGTCGCTGGTGTTGATCCTGACGGTGGCCATCATGGTCTTCTCCTCTGTTTTGCTCACACCCTGACTGTACCACATCATGTACACGTTATGGTAGTGTGGAGACGTAAGGCAGCGAGGGGACCACCAAGGCCCGCCGCGCCGCTAGAACGGGAGCACCCCCCATGAACGGTCACCGCCAGAGTTACGCAGGCAACTGGTTCCTGTCCTACGTCATCCCCTGCGGCGCGGGCTGGGCGGTGTGGGGCGTGACCGGCTCCATGGTCGCCGCTGTCATCACCGCGGTCGTGGCGCTGGTGCTGTTCCTGGCCCTGGCCGGGCGGCGGTCGTGAGGCTGGGCTGGTCGGTCCCGCTGCCCGGTCCCCTGTACCTGTCCGGGACGCTCTGGCGCTCCAGGCCCCGCCGCGGTCCCTCGTATCACGGGACGCTTCCGGGTTGGCAGTGCCCCCACAACCATCAGCGCCAGGACACGGCGCTAGCCTGTGCCCGGCGCGAGGCACGCGGAAGGAGCCGGCCATGAGCGGCAACGGCAAGGAGCCGGGCGGTATCCCGCGCGGCCAGGCCAGGCCGGTTTGCCGCAGACACGCCGCAATCCGGCCACCGTCCGTAGCCGTCCCGGTTGCGCACGGTAACCTGAGCACCACGTTCGGGGGCCTTCGCGGCTACGCCCGCTCTGGGGGGTTGCGAGGCGAAACCCGGAGGCCCCCGCGGCGCACCCGGACCCGGCAAGCTGTTCACCCCCGTGGCAGCGCAGGGCCGGCCGGAGCCTCTTCCGTCCGGATTTCTCTCCCCGGGAAGAGGCCGCTACGCTGGCCCGGCCGGGTCTGGGGCTAGGGTTGCTGTCCTGGCGGCCCGGATTTGCTACCGGGGTTTCGCGCCGTGGCCAGACCCGGCCGCAGCCAGGGAACGGGCACCCTTTCGCGGTCAGACCCCGGACCTGGCTGAAGGCGGCTCGTCATGATCACGGCTTTGATCTCCGGGCGGGGCTATCCGGGTGACGCCCAGCAGGAACCGGGCCATCCTCCCCGCGGCGGTGGACATGGCGTGCTGCGCCCAGAATCCCGCGCAGACAGCAGGGCCGAAATCGGGGTGACCGCCGTACGGGAGCGTGGAGTGGCAGGTGAGCAGGGCACCCGCGGTGACGTTGGCCTCGATGACCTCAGTGGCGCGCTCGGATCCGAATGGGTGGTCTCGGCGGAACAGGCAAGTGCCGCAGCGACGAGAGAGTACACGCACCTTGCCGTCCTCGCCGATCACGTCGGCAGCGGAGCGGCCGGTCACCAGCCGCCTCCGTCGTTCGGGATGCCGACGATGTGAGCCAGGGGTGTGACTAACATGCTCATTCGCCGGCTTGTCGTCGTTGCGGATGATGTATATCTCGCCGGCCATGCTGACCAGCTTGAGCGTCTTCGGCCAGTGCTTGGCGAGCTTTTCCAGCTGGCCGATTGCGATCGCCTCATCGCGGGTCATCAGGTCACCGTCGTCGCCAATGTACTCGTCAGGGCCGAGTTTGCGCCGTGGCATCCCGGGTCAGCCCAACTCTGGCGCGTTCAGGATCATGGCGATAGCGGCGGCCTTCTGTGACGACAGCCCGCGCACGATGACGTAGGTGTTCTCCTGGCCGTCCGGGTGGCGGACGTACTGGAGGACTTCGGGCTGATTGGTGCGGGAGCAGTTGAAGCCGATGCCGTAGCGAACGGTCGCGGCGGTTACCTTGCTGTCCACTATCTCAGCGAGGACGAACGGGGTTTCTGCGAATTTGCCGGCCATTAGTTGCACCTTCCACATCGAATGTCACGCTCGGTCTTGTGCTCGCCGCGCTGATGGGCTTGGATTCTCTCGACGTACTCCAGCGCCGAACCGTTCGCGGTGGCCTCACGGGCTGCGGTGAGCGTGCCGTACCAGCTGCCCTCGGTCCCGGTCGGGACATGGACTACCGACCACGGCGTGCCCGCGTCTTCGAGCCGCTCATATTTCCACACGCCGTCGCGGGATGCAGCGGACCAGTTCTCCAGCCTGCCGCTGCGGAACGCCGGGAAACGTGCCGTGATGTCGACCGGGGTCAACTCGCGGCGGGGCTTGCGGGCGCGCTGGGTCGCGGTCACGGCGCGCATGCCTCCCCGTCTTCGGCGCAAGGGCAGCCGTCCAGGTCGTCCGGGTCCAGGTGGGTGTAGCCGCCCGCCAGTTCCCGTCGAATCTCGTGGGAGCAGGTGAAGCACCAGATGTCGGTCATCATCGCCCTGCCTCCCTCGCTGCCGCCACGATGGCGGGTACGGCGTTGCGCTGGTCCATGTCGTCGCTGTCCGCCCACGCGGTGAACGCCGCGTCGGCGGCCGGGCACCGTTCGCACACCACGTCGATCATCACGGACCGGGCGAGCCGTTCGGCCTCGCTGAGGTGCGGCTTCGCGTCGAGGTCGGCTAGCGCGGAGGCCAGCAGCACCAGCGGGTAGGCGCGGCACTGCGCTGTCATCTTCGCTATGCCCTCATCCCTGGTCATCATCGCGTGAACCCCGGCGCGTCTTCCGGCGAGGCCGCCGGGTGCAGGAAAGCGAACATGGAGATCCCGAACCCGGCTATCCGCGCGGGACCGTGCAGGGAACACCCCGCCGGGTGCCCTCCGCCAGGCCCTCGTCCCCGGCGAAGACCTCGCCGCAGTCCAGCCGGTACACGTACTGCCCGGTTTTCAGCATTCCCGTTCTCCCTGCTTGTTGTCGGGTGACCGCCACCCGTATCGAACGGGTGCACGCGCATTCCTTCGCGGCCAGGTGCTTGTCAGGGGCAGGACAGGATGCCCTTGTCGTCGGCGAAGTAGCCGTTGGCCTTGTCCAGGTCGCCGGTCGCGTTGTCAAAGTAGCCGTTGGCCGCGTCGTCGCCCGCGGCCATCATCCAGGACATGCCCAGGCCGTAATCAAGCTTCTGGGTGCTGGTGACGGGCGGGGGGTTCAGCGTGGCCGTCTCCGCGGCAGCAGCCAGCACGGTGCCGTCCTGCTCCGTGGCACCCGGGTCCAGGGCGGTGGCGTCGTCGCCCATGGTGGTGTTGTCGGCTTCCACGGCCTGGAGGTCGGTCCACCCGGTGCCGGCGCACCACGTGCCCATGGCCGTGACCACGGGAGCGGCAGGAGCCGGGGGTGGCGTAGTCGCCGGTGCGGCCGGGGCTGCGGCGCGCGTCACCTTCGGTGCCGGCGCGGCCGTGACCTTGGGTGCCGCTACCCCGGCTGGCGGGCCCTGGGTGATGACCGGGGACGGCGCGGAGGATGACCGGGCCGGGGCGGGTGCGGCGGTCTTGCTGCCTGAGACGGCACCGGTGATCGTGGCAATGAGAACAAGGGCGGCGAACGCCCCGCCGGTGATCAGCAGGACCCGGCGGACGCGGTGACGCGGCTTCCGCGGGTCAGGCTGGAGGTCCGGGGTGTCCTGCGGGTCAAGCGTAGTGGCGGTCATAACAGGTGATGCTCCCTTGGGGGGTTGGTTGCGGTTGGCGGGGGCCATGCGCGGGGCCAGGTCCGGGGGATTCCTTCAGCGGTTCGCCGCTGCGGCTGATCCCGGGTCCGGGTTGTCCTGGCCCCGCGCCCGCTGTCTCCGTGTTTCCCCAACCCGCGGACCGGTTCTGAGGCGGTGAAGGTTCAGGGGCCATGGCCAGCGAACCGACAAGTCTGCGGGGTCTGGAGTTTGCCTGGTGCCGCTCCGCCTGCTCCCCCCGCTAGGGGGGCCGGTGGTCCCTGGGCGCTGCCTTTGCCCTACAACCTGAACTGTATGACATACTGTGGCTACAGTCAAATCCATGTGAGAGGATACGATGTGAGCGACAGAAAGGCCGACATCATGGCACCGGACGGAACGACGCTGCGACGGATTCGCATAGACAGCGACTTGTGGGAACGACTGGACGAGGCGGCGAAACAGGCTGACCCGGACACTAACCGGTCGGTTCTGGTGCGGAAGTTCATGCGCTGGTACGTCGGCGACATAGACGAGATGCCGCAGCGGCCCGAGCCGAAGCGGGAAGGCCGGTGAGTGAGCGCACCGCTGTCTACCGGCTCTTTGCGGTCGATGACACACTTCTCTACGTCGGCGTCGGCCGCGAGTTCGGCGTTCGATGGGAACGGCACGCCAAGACACAGCCATGGTGGCCGCACGTTGACCACCAGACGGTTCAGTGGTATCCCGGCCGGGAAGACGCACTAGCCGCCGAGGATCAGGCCATAAAGTCTGAGCGTCCCGTCTACAACATCGCGGGATCGCCATGGATAGGCGGCATAAAGGACGACGGGACAGGCTTTTTTGTCATCACCAAGCCAGTGAAACTAGCGCCTGCGAAGGCGGCGCACCGTAGCACGTCAATGGATATGGCAATCGCCGATGCCCGCGCTCACTGGTCCGACGTTATCGCCCGGGTGCGGCATACGCGAGAACCCGTGATCCTCACCAATCGCGGGACGCCGCAGGCCGCTATCGTCCCCGCCGAGATAGGGGACGCCATAGAAGCGGTCGGCGGACCGGACAAGGCGGCCGAACTACTGAGGCAGATGCTAGCGGCCGACCTGGACCCTACCGCCACGATCTGACGTTCCCCCGTCTGCCGTGCTCGGGGTGCTCCTGCTGGTCATCTTCGGGCGCGAAACCGTCGAGGCTCCACGGCGCGGATTCCGGTGTCTGCTGGTCATAGGCTCCGCCGTGGGCGCCGCGGAGACGGCGGCGCATCTGCGCGTCCTCAGACTGGCCGAGGTCGTTGAGCTCGATAGCGCCGGCCCACGGGCGCGCGTTCGGCACGTGGTCGGCCAGGTGCGGGACGTAGGCCATCACGACAGCATCCCCGTCGTCCGGGCTCCGGCCAAGGCGCTTGCGGATTTCATCCTTGCTCTCCACCTGAATCTTCCCGCTTGACGTGACCGACCAGTGAGGTGCCGACAGGTCGCCCAGTAGCATCTCGTCGTCCGGCAGGCAGTAATCCGGGGCGCCGGACGGGTCCAGCGCGGTACGGAGCGCCCAGTGCGCCTCGCTCCGCCGGTTCGCGTACCCGAACTCCCTCGTACTGTCTCTGGCCTTGGAGCCGCGTGAGGCGTTGAACGCCAGGACCCGGGCGTGCTGCTCGCGGAGCCGGTCCACCACGCCCGCGCCGATGCCGATCACGTCGACCACGGCGGTGCAGGAGCTGTCGGCCTCAAGGATGCCCATCACGCGGCCGGTGGTCTGCATGGTGTCTTCCCGGACCGACCTGCGGAGCTCGGTTATCACGGGGCCCTTGCGGATGGCCAAGACAGTACGGTCTGAGCCGGTCCTGGCTACGTCCACGCCGACCGTGCGGGGCAGGAAGTCCCGGCCGGACTCCGGGCGTCCGGCCTCATCCCACGCGTGCCAGCGGGCCACCGCAGCCTCGGCCCAGGCCAGCGGGATCACCGAGTCCTCATCGGAGGCGTAGAACTCGCCGAGGACCCTGTTCTGGTAGATCGCCGAATCCGGGCCCCACTGCCGTGCCCGCTGGTCCGCCCATTCCTCCGTGATGCGCCCGGCGGCCATAGCGTCGTCCAGCGTGACGTGGACCGGATGCCAGTCCTCGTAGCCGGCTTTGCGCTTGCAGATGTCGTAGAACCGGCCCTGCGGCTGGCCGGGGGTGGACAGGGCTAGCGCGAACGCCTCAGTGCCACCCTCGCCCGCGCCGGAGAACGCGCCCTCGCAGGCGTCGAACGTCCCCGCGGGGATGGCCTTCGCCTCGTCGTAGATGAACAGAAGACTGTCGGCGTGCGCGCCCTCGATCAGCGCCGGGGTCGTGCAGGCCGCCGCGGAAAGCGCTCCGTGGCCGAGCCGCAGGTTCAGGTTCAGCAGCTCGGCTTTGGAGAACGGGTACCCGTCGCGGACGACATCCCACTTGATCCGCGAGGCCCATTTGTGCAGCTCAGGGAAAAGGTAATTTATAAGCTGGCGCCAGGCGCCGGCTGTCGCGACCCCCTTCCACTCGACCCCGGCAGCATCGCGGGTGAGCGCGAACCAGAGCATGACCCAGGCGGCGAGCGATGACTTGCCGGCCCCGTGCGGGCTTCGGACGGCTTCCCGTTTCTTCGCCGGGAAGGCGGCGAGTATCTCCCGCTGGTAGTCGGTCGGCCCGTCGCCGTCGCCCCAGTCGATGCAGTTATCCAGGAAGCCAACCGGGTCATCGTAGTAGCGGGCGACACCCCTCTTGATCCTGGAGGCGCGATCCTGCAAGCTGCGGAGGTAGCGGAGCCGGTCCAGGCTGGCGTCAATGACGGGCGCCGGCACGCGACCCCCCTACGCGACGTCCTTCCAGGTGCGCCCCTCGAGGACAGCCCGCACTGTCGTCCGGCCGACGCCGAGACCCCGGGCGATCGACGTCGGCCGTTCGCCGGCTCTGCCGCGGACCCTGATCTCCCGCACGATCTCGGGAGTCAGTCGCGCGAAGGTGTGATTGGTGCCGCGATGCGAGATCTGCTCGGGCATGCGGCGCGTCCAGTGGTCGTCCCCGGACGCGTAGTTGCCCGGACGCGGGCCGCGCGGGATGAGTTCGGGGTGCAGGCGGTAGAGGTGATCGGCACCCCATATCCGGCTTTCCGGGTGGCGGGTCGGCCCGCTGCGCCCGCGCCGCCCCATTTCCTGCATGTTCTCCTTGTGCGTACCCCAGTGCAGGTGGTGCGGGGCGACACAAGGGGGACGATCGCAGCTGTGGCACGGCTCGGCGCCCGGCGGCTGCGGCTTGCCGTCCGCTATGAGGATCCAGCCGGCCACGTGCTTGCGCACGCCCCCGATCATGAGCCGGGGATACGCCGCCTGCTCGTCGGTCAGTCCGCGTTCCTTCCAGACCCCGTACCGCCACAGCCAGCAGCCGTCCGGGGT